AAGTAGATATGTATGTATTTTGTGAAACTTCTTCAAAAATAGTTAATCCAGTCATAGTGTCTTTTATGTTTAGATATAAATCAGCTGGAAAATCGCTGTCTCTCTGTAAATATACTTGATACGTATCTCCATTGCTAACTGATAAGCTACCCACGCTATTGGGATCGATTGTGAATGTAGATCCACTCTTAAAAATCTGTAAATAACTATTTGATATTGGAAAATAGGTTGTACTAACGTCGTAATTTAATAATACACTCGATGAGTCAATTAGATTCAAACTTTGAGAATATTGTACTATATACTTCCCGGATCCATACTGTTCTACGCTTCCAAAAAACAAATCTGTCGTAGCTATGGGAAAAGAAACGATTATATCACTACCGCTATATATATTTATTTGTCCATTAGATGACGTTACTACACTTGTAATTCCATAGAGTGTATAAATACTGTCTAGTGTAGTTAATTCTCCATTTTCATATATTACTGCAAGAGACTGTGACCCAGAGTTATAGTATATATACTGCATGTTTTTATAGATTTATATCTGATAATTGTTGGCTAATTGAGCTTGCGATATTAGCAACACTCTTCTTTACGTCTTCTTTTAAATCATATGGTATTAACAGCGTTTGAGATACTTCACCAGGTAGTTTTTTATAATCTAATATCACAGAGGTTTCGTCGTCTTTAGGTCTAAGTATAGCAAAATCTAAGTCATTGTCTGTACTTCTTAAAGGTTTATCTAAAGTTATTGTAGTAGTTTTATATTTTTTATTAAATACTATTTTTGCATTGTTTAATTGTATTTGCGCGCTTTCAAAAGAAGTTGAAGTGCCTTGATTTTTTGTAAATAGATTAGTAACATATATTCTGTTATTTGGGGTTTGTAATGTTGTACCGCTAGTTACAGGAGATGTTATAGCTGAAAAGGTGACTGGCGTATTTATGGCACCCAGTGTTGAATTAGACGCTAATGTGCCCGTTACAGTAATGGTATCTCCTACTTCTAATACGTCTTGCAATAATCTTGTTGTTTCAGTAGCGTCCCAATCTTGCTCAGGCGTAGGATAAGTTACATTATAGTATATGTATTGATATATTGCTGATCCCACTAGAGTTCTTCCAGTTATAAAAGTTGATGGATAAGTTTGAGTAGGAGACATAGATAATTCGTTAATACTTGAAGATGTATTTAATACAGTATAATACGAATCTTTATTAGCAAGCTTGTATTTTCCAAATCGAATTATGTCTCCATTTTTTATATCAAAAGGATCAATAACTTCAGTATAATAGTTTTTAGAATCTCCAGTTGGTATAAAAATAGATTCTGATGTTAGTACTGCTGTAGAAAAATATTTTGATAGGGTGAGAGTGCTTCCACTCGTATTAAATATCCTAGATACGTTTAGTAGAGGTACAGAATAATCATATTCTGTATAAACAGCGTCTTTATTGATTATTTCAAAATAAGGTCTATTAGAAAAAGATTCAGCGCCTCTTACTACTATTCCCTCCCAATTTTCGTTTATAGCTAAAGAAAATTGTTTTGTTCCTCCTAATACGTTATTCATATCCATAAAATAAACTTGAAATCTAACGTATTCGTCTTTCTTAAAAACAACATTAGCTTTATACGGATCTGTTGCGGAAGTGAGTGGATCAGGATTTACGATAGACATATTAAAATTAAAAACCCCGCGATAATTATTTATGTCTATTGTATTTTTAAAACAAATTAAATTATAAGCAGAATAACATTTTTGATCGGTTAAGAAAATTTTTGTCGCAGGAAGCGGAGGATATTGTGATATTAAAACGTTATTTTTAAAACTACTATCAATCATGGTCGCTGTTACGAATTCCCAAGAGGCTTCTATGTCTGGTGTAAGAGTTTTTTCTACAACTCCAAATACTTTAAATACAGCAAAACCATCACCCCACTGTGCTACATTGGGATTTACACTCGGAGCGGTATTATTGTTGTTAATTAATTGATTAGGATTCCAAGTAAAATAGTTATATGCTTTATCTAGTTCGTTCGAACGAAGCATGCTAGTTACTCTAATTGGTACAGCACCCCTAAGTACGTAAGTACCCGATCTTGGAACTTTATAATAATATTTTGTTCCAAGATTTGGTTCTGCAGTATTTTGTTGTTTTGTCCACGCTGTTTTTGGATTTTCATTATTAAATCCTCCAAGAGACGGGTTTAATACGTCAAATAAGGGCACATTTAGTTTATATACACCAGTATTATTTGATATTGACCTTTGTGGATTACCCATAGCAAATCCTATAATTTGATCATTTGGGTATTTTTCGCTAACTAAATATCTAATGGGTATAGTAGTACCCGGTGAATTAATTCCATTTGGCACTTTATTGGCAGTAGCTAACGATTCGTTATATTTCCATTGAAGCATGGGAATGTATGTTTCTGCGAATCTTTCGCCGCTTTGTAAAACTCTACCTGAAGAATACAATACATAAGTGCTATCTCCGTTAGGATCTACGTTTCCCTCTCTAAATTCTCCAAGCGGTATTACCGTATAAAAATCTTTACTAGATTGTCTATCATAAAATCCTTTTGGTAATACCTGAGTCCATTGGGTTGATGGTAATTGACCTGCGTTTGTATATGCATAACCAGCATTGTGAGCGGCTTCGTACGATCCGATCATTACAGCTCTGATTCCGTAAGAGCTTGTTATAGTTACGTAATCGTTTGTATAATTAAAACTATACGATTCGTTTTCTTCTCTAAAGAATATTGGACTAAAAGAAAATCCTCCTCTAAATATATATTTAGTGCCATCAAGGGTTCTTTGTTTTGATGGTTTTTCTATGTCTGATATAGAAACATCAACTGGGGTGCCTGATTTAAAAACATTTTGTACTTCGAATACGTTTTCATTTCTAGAATTAAGTTCTAATAGATTCGCTTCTCCATCCACTAAATACTTTATAGATATAGATGTTTTATCATAAAAATTTAAACTCTCGCTTGGTATATTTTTTACCCAAGCAAACTTAATTGAGTTTCTATCAATCGTTGCTGTTTTGCCGTAAGATACGTCTCCTGAATAATTAGAACTGGCAGAGGTATATGTGTTGTATGTTAAACTAGACAGTCTAGATCCATAATACCTAAAATCTGTAAAAGCTCTAGTATAATAGTTATAATCCTGTATGTCAGCATAAGGCGCATAGGGATCGTTATATGTATTAAAGTTGTTGTCTATGGAGTTGCTTATAGATTGAGTTACGAGTCCATAATTCGTAGGTGTATTTTGATTTTGAGCGTAATCCAATTCTAAAAATCGCTGTGATCTATTAGCTGTGAGTATGTTTTGGTAATTCGCAGCGTAATCTATTTCAATACTTCCAGAAGGAGTAGTACTGTAATCAGACTGATCAAAAACTTCACCAGTTGTTGCCTGTATTAAAGATCCACTTAGTCTGCCTGTTATTTTTGCCTTGTCTTCTGTGTAATCTAAGCTAGCATATCCAAGCGGAGTAATAATGTTTTCAGTGTATTGAGTATTACCTTGAATAGCACCAGGATCACCCCCGACTATCGAGATCATATCAATAGATTCCGAAATGTTGTTATCGAAACTCATGCTAGGTTCTGTTCTAGCGTACTTATTTCGCTCTAGGATGTGACTCTTAACGATTATACCAGTTGAAGCGTTTGCTCGAGCCGGTACAAAGTCTTTTATTGTTTTGAACAGAGAGTTGTTGTAGTACTTTATTATTCGTATGTACTCCCAAATGCTATGAGGATAGTTGTAGCTAGCAAAATAATCGTCTCTAGCTGTTTTTAAGTCTGGGTAGTATTGTAAGTATTGATGTAAAGGATCGCCTATCAATTGGTCTATGCTAACGAATCCTGATGAAGACACAAAATTCCTATTTATTTCGTCGCTAGGAGAAAATCCAACCTCTACGTCTAATACGTTATTCCTATAATCTGTATTGTATCTTTGTAAAGTAACATATGGAGAAAGCACCGGATCCGATAACTCAGCGCTTTGAGTAAAGTAGTTAATCTTTTGATTATTTATTTCAAATATCCCGCTTCCTGTGTATATGTTGTTACCTCCAAATTCGTTTACTGTCAATATGTTATCGGGTATACCGTAAGATGCGATTAATGCTTTTACAGCGCGTTGTGAGCCTTTTGTCTTTAGTAGATAACTTAGATTGTGATACAGTCTTTTGTATACTTCCGAATCCAACTCTCTTGGAGATAGCGTATCTATACTAGACGTAACATAATTAGTTATTATCTCTGAACCAGTGGGAGGTAATAGACTTCCATCGGGGTTCATTCCAAATAACGTATAATAAAGATTGTCTGATACGCTAGTATTGGTATATAAATTAAATCCAAATCCTCTCAAAGCATCAGCAACTAAATCTTTTGATATCCCTAATTTTGGATTATTGAAAGACGAGTATCTATTGCTTAAATCTTTGTAATATAACCACAAATTATCGAAGTGTTGACCAATCATGTCTATGAAAGCGACATACGGTTCGTTATTACTATCCTCTAATAGATACTGAGGTATTGCATTTGAAAGCTTATCTTTGTTAGTATCATCGTATAAAGAAGCGGAATATAGCATTGATACTGCGCCTAAAGACGGATAAGTATACTCGTCTCCTAACCAAGCTAATGCTTGAGATGACGTGATTGAATATAAAGCGTAAGGTTTTATAGAAGTGGATTTTGGCCATGCAAAAGACTCCGATGAGTAGTATAGATAATACTCGTATACATCGAACTTCTTTATTATGTTATCTATCTTCTGTTGTATTAAAACGTTTGATTGAGAAACAGCCGTTAGGGTTTGAGAACCCATACTTGCTAAGGTTTGAGAATCTAATATCTCTTGTTGATACCCTTCAATAAGTTCTAACTTATATACAAAATTGTTTATTCTTTCTGTAGCGCTTGAAAAGTGTATGAAATTAGAAAAATTTGTGTAGTCTACGTTTATTTCTATGGCTTTATCATCGTAATAGCTTGACAGCTGTTGCATAGACGAAGACAGATTGCTAGAAAATAAAGACGAGTAATTGTAGTATGGTGTAGTCTGCCCTTGTCTATCGTTAATTTTTATTTTACGATTAGGTCCTCTTAATGCGTTTTCGTCAATAGTTTGATCAGCTTCTATTTCAGTATCTATAGTGTATATTACCGAATCCGCTATTTTATCGCAAAGCCAAACCGTGTCTTTTACGTTTAGTTCTATTGGTAATGGCTCGTAAAGTTTTACTAATAGGTATGTTTGATTATTTTCATTTACAAGAGCAGCGTTATTGGCAATTGCTAGTCTATTTTGACCAAAGTTTAAATAAAAATCTACGAAATAATTTTTTTGTGCTACGTAAGCCTGAAAATCAGCAAAACCTCCACGTATAGCTTCGTTACTTATGTATTGACTACTAAGTTTTATTTCTTTTCTTGACGGAGATATTTGTTTTATCCAATAATAATTAATATTAGTTGAATTAAATAGCGGTTTTAAAAAATTGTATTGAAGATTGATTCTACCTCTATCTAATCCTAAAATACCCGCATCTAATTTTGGATCTAATTGTATTTTGTTTACTAAACCAGAAACTGGATTAATCGCGCCCTGTACTTGTTTGTATGTATTTACTGTTGCTAAATAGTCCAAATATTCGTTATTCTCTCCATAAGCAGTTACTTCTATTATGTCAACATTGGGATCTATTTCTGAATTTATATAACTGGAAACAATTAATGTTTCATCTTTATTATCGTACTGTTGATAATTAACCGTTTGACTGCCTCTATATATTTTTACTATTTCCATTATTGTACTATGTTATTTGCAGTTATAAAACTATTATTTAATTCTGTTAATTGAGATCTCAAAGAATTTATTTCTTCAATCAAAGCTTGTTTTTCCGCATCTATAACATTTGATCCCAAATACTGAGTACTTCTATTTACTAGATACTTGTGTGAGTTTAATTCGCCGTCTACAGGTATATCGAAAAACAATTCATCATATAACTCAAAAAATCTTTCAACTGTAACTGCTACTTCTGTAGTTTCTTCAATAGGGCTAACAAGCTCTGTAAACTCGGTATCAATTACAGATGTATAGGTATTTGTGCCTTTAACAAGCTTTATCAGACTAACCTCTTGAGTTGCCATTACCTAGCGATTTTAAAAATGTAATCGTTATCGTATACTACTGTTTCTCCAGAATATAACTCAGATTTTATTAATATTTTATAATATCTTTCTGGTTCTAATCCGTTCATGTGTAAATCGAAATAACTGCTAACTCCATCACAACTTACTTTTGTGTAATCTGTATCGTAATCTACAATTATATCGTTTGATTTTGCATCGATTAAAGACCAATACGATGAGGACGGCAATATTTTATTTGTCGTATATAATGAAGACGTGGTAAAAACTCTAGTAGGATACATGTCTCTACAGTTTATTCTAAACCTATAGTTTTCAGTATTGTTGTTATACAAATTTTTGTTATTAGCCATAGTAACAACTGAATACGAATTGTTTATCTGGGTCAAACTCCCAGTAACATAAACTGAATCATCCCAACGCAATTCTAAAGTAGGTGGATAGATAGTGTGCGTATCGTTACTATAATAATTCAATACTATGTAACTATTAGGATCATTTTCTATAGACGTCTCATGTTTTATTAAGAATCCATTGTTTGTATTAATATCGTTGAACCACGCAGTTACTATGTTTGTTACGTCTACTTCTATATCTTTGCTTGAATTATTATTGAAAGATTGAGTAGCGTACAAATTTGTCCAAGAGCCACCGCCTGACGTAAGATAGTATTGCGGATTAATCCAATTTGTAGAAGTATTTTCGTAAGAAGAAGTGCTAAACCAACAAACGCCATTTCTAACCTCAGGAGAATCA